CTGGCCGAGGATCTACTCCCTGTCCTCGGTATGGCTCTTGGGTCAGCGGCGGATATGGTTGGCCCTCTCGCAGATGCGTTTATGCCGCTCCTGACGGACATTCTCCCTGTGTTCGGCTCGTTGGTATCGACGCTGGCCGGGTCGATCATCCCGCCGCTGACCGATATTTTGCAAGTTGTGATTCAGGCACTACAGCCGATAATTCGGCTCGGCCTGCAAATCGTAGAAAATATCCTGCCGGTGGTGACCCCGCTCATCGAAGCGGCGGGTTCTGTGCTGTCCGGCGTGGTCGTGCCGGTGCTGGACTACATTTCGCCGGTGCTGGGGGTAATCGCCGATGCACTCGGCGTTGTGGTTGGCTGGGTAAGTGATTTGCTCGGATTTTTCACCAGCGGCGTGAGTGCAGTGGTCGATTGGTTCAGCGGGCTGTTCGGCGGGGCAAAGGACAGCACCGATGCCGTGCAGGAACTAACCGGCGCTGTCAGCGATTTGGACGGTGCTGCTGGCACGGAAACCTCGCTGGCGGTTGACACGTCGGAGTATTCCTCCAGCGTTTCACAGGCTTCCCAGCAAGCGCAGGAAGCTGTTTCTGAGGCAGCGACCGCTGCCCGCGAAATCTCCAACGAGAATTACGGGCAGATGGCAGAGGATGCAGAGACTGCCTATGCGAGCATGACCCTTGATGCAGAAAATGCTTGGGACCGCATGGAAAAGGCGGCATCCGAGGGCGCAGAAAACATCATCGGGTCTATCCAGAAAATTTTGTCTGCGGCTGATGCTGT